TCAACAGTAAACTCTGTATTATTAGTCCCTATTCCAAGCGTGAGGCTGTTTAATGCTCCAGCAAACGTCCCTGAACCGGCATTAGTAATATCATGCGTGCCCATAGCGAGGTTGCCGGTCAATGTAGTTGCACCAGCGCCAAGTGTTCCTGTAGTCGTAAGATTAAACGTGCCGTTGGTTATGTTCGTGGTTTCGCCGTCGAGTTGTACGTAGTCATCCACGACATTTTCTATTTCAGACCATGCCGTATCCGTAATGTGGCGAGAGGGTACTTCGTAATCTGCTGGCATTCCATACTTATAGTCATAGAGATAGTAGACCCTGAGCGTTCCGTAAGAAGCATCTGGAGTACCTGATAGAACTATGCTCGTAGCACTTATGGTATTAGCCGCAGTCACCATGCTACCAAAGAGCTTAATGGCGGATGTGTATGGCTTACTACCAGGAGTTGCCGCTACAGTTATAGTTGCTGTTCCAGCCACCACCTTATCAGACTCAAACAAGCCATAAGACCCATTCTCGTTAGCGGTTATTGTGAGATCGCCAGCACCAACAGGTATAGTGAAATCCTGCCACCCCCAACCCCTGAACGCACCCAAAAGGAACCGTTTATTGAAATCGTATCTTGACCGCTTAAACATTAATCAGTATTCCCTTGTTTTATTGTGACAATCTTTTCATCTATTGGTATTTCTTCGACACTTGATATTGATAGTCTATTGCCAAGCCCTATGCCGTATCTCATTATCGCCGCGCCCGTTAAGGCTCCCACTAAAAACAAGACTCCCCCGCTAGTCAGTAAAAGAATCGTCATTATATTCCTCCTCCTCCACTCCCATATCTATAGCGCCAACTGTAGCCAAAGACTGTACGCTGTTTCTCTTCTCAGTCTCTTCGCCAGTAAACGCATGGCTGTAAGGCTTCTCCCCAATCGGGCATCTCTTATGTACCTGAAATGCTATCATTGCAGCAAACAAAAGGTCGTCATGCTTGCCAGGTAAATGAATAGGCTTGCCGCTCTTGTCGTAACAGAACGACATCATTTCGTTTAGTATCTCGTCGAATCCTAGTATGAAACTGTTTTCTCTTAGAGCGCTTCTGAAGTCATCCACAAGCCATTTACGAGTAACCATATCTGTTCTCCACCCTAGATTCTCGGAATCCTGTATGGTTAGTTGCTGGTCATGTACCTGCCTATTATATATATTGTCGTAACCCTTATTCTTAAAGATGTTGAGCAGGGTCATGCCGTTTGGTATTTCAGGGGCTATGTATGCCTCGTTGTAGAACGTGGCCGCATAGTACACTTGCCAACCCAAGTCAACCTGATCGCCACGACCTTGGTATATAGCTACATACTCGCCGGAAGTCCTGTCAAATATAGCAACGCCATCCGCGTCAAGGGAACTCTTTATATCTGCTACGTCAGATATTCTTGACTCCATCGTATCTACACCAATTGCGTATTCGTGATTAGCACATGGCAATTGCCTTATCTTCCAGCAGTTAAATGTTCTCTGGACATCTTCTAATCCATCCTGAGTAAGTACACACCTTCTCGGCTTCTTAATGAACTGCTTTTGATACTTGAACATTGACTGTAGGAAAACTGGATTACCAGCAGTCTGGAAAGCCTCCATTGCTGTAGCTGGGTATTCCTGACGGAACATGGCCTCGTCACCACCAAGCTCCTGTATCTTTAGCCTGCGCCAATATATCTGTGCATCATTAAGCTCGAACTCTTTCTGTACTATTCTCTCATCTTCGTCTGCCACGAAATTGTCTGGAGTGATTGTAGCGTAGTCTGCGAACTTGTACCAAGGAAAGAATATTGGAAGATAGCCCTCTAGTGAATCAGTTGCCTTCATCCTGTCAACCGCCTGCCAGTACATATCATAGAATGCACCACCAACACCATTGGCCGTAGTCTCTAAGATCACTATTGTGTCGGGGTTCTTCGGAACCATCTGCAAGACAGCCGCCAAACCCTCTTTGGCTTTAGGCCAGAACGCAACCTCTGAGCCGTGAAAGAAATGTATCGTACCGCCACGGCCAAGAACATCTTTACCGGCAGTCTGGGTCAGGAACTTAGAGCCGTGAGGTTCTTTGTACCTAATCTCCTTGCGGTTACTTGCTACTGTTGGTCTTTGTATTTTCTTGGGAAGATGTGACTGGAATGTTCTGGTCATATTAAAGACCATATCCGTAGACTCTGTATCAGCAGATACGCATAGAGCCGTCCAGTTCTTGCGTGAGTTGACTTCGTAGAAGCCCTCACCTTCACTCCATGTACTCCACCCTACCTGTCTGGGCTTGAGCAGGAGTATCCTTACGGGGAAGCCTGCATCTCTCTGCCTTTGTATTACGGACGCAAGCATCAATTGGCCGTCATTGGGGTCAAGGGGGACTAATTGCCCGTCCTTGTTAATAATTTCCAAGTTCTCCGCTATCCAGTTTATACTACTAAGGGTGTCTGTTGGTTCCATTAGTCTACCTTTTTATACTTTACTCTGCCCTTCTCTTGTTTTCTTGTTGACGATATTGACAGACCAATACTCTTGGATATAGCGTCGAAGGCATCAGATTCACCAGATAAAAACATTAGTGCGTTCTGAACCTGTATTGGCTGGGACGCTCTCAACTCATAAAGTAAGAATGATAACACTTGATCGTACTCAACTGGGCCGCCATCTTTAAATGAGAACTTAGTTAAGGAACCCTTAAGTTTACCACCCTTCTTCTGACCCTTACTGTAGCCACCCCTGCGAGATGTAGTTTTGTATCTGCCTTTGTTATCTATGCCAAGAAGTTCGCTAAATGATGTGAATTGTCGCCCAGCCCAGTCTTCTCCAGAAAATACGTCTGCTAACATTCTAGTGACAACACTGCTCTTATGCTTTGCTGACCTTACCGGATGTACCATGAACTTGATAGGGTCTTTGAAGTGACCAAGAATGGAAAAGTATTTTCGAGAACCGGACTTTCCCCCCAGTGCTTTATATATAGGTGTTATATCAACATCCAACCACTTTAGATTCCCTGCTTCCCATGCCTTCTTATATCTTTCTACGAAATCGTCATCATCAAATGCCGCCATAAGATAGTTAAAGGCAATGGTTGACAAGCCTAACTTCAGTGCTATCCGCCCCCAAAACGCACGGTACATAGCGCCTTCATTTCTAGAGTTGAAAGACTTAACCATTGTTCTTATGTTAGATTCTGTCCAGTCTGGGGCTAATGCTATCAATCTGAATAAGTGTTGCCCAGCCTGGTTGCGACCCATCCTTCTTAGATTTAATCCGCCGAAGTCATCGTTCATTAAATCAGATACCTGCTTGGCTATGTCGTGTTGTGTAATCTTTCCCTGCTCTAATTTGGTATTGTTTTTCTTTAATTGTGCTCGGTACTCTAATAGTGCTGCCTGTATTTTTAACTGAGGTCCCAACCTCTTAAATAGGAAGTCGGTTTGCTGTTTCCTTATTTTATCTATTACGTCAAGACCCTTATCTCCTGCCTTGAAATGACGAGCAACCCTATTAAAAACAGTTCCATCTCTATCCAATACAGATTCATCCCAGTCCTGTATCTTTCCTATGGTTAAGCCACCTCTAACGAGTTGCTGTACTTCTGGGGCATAGTTCCTTATGGCTTCTCCGCCTTTTTTATAGGCAGCAATAGGACTTATATTTTTAAGGCCAGTCTTTGCGCCGCCTACATACGATCTAAGATACGCTTGATGATGGAAGAATGACGTCATTAGAATGTTCTGTTTAATTATTGAATTCCATTTGGTGAGCCAGTCTACTCCAGGTATCTTACCAAGCCATGAACCCTCTAGTGCGGTATTGAGCTTCTTTGCAAGCTTTGGCTCTGCATACATAGGCACGCGTTCCATTAGTCTGTTATCGTCAGTTACGAAGAAGTTCTGTCCGTAAGCCTCTCCTTTTTTGGCCTTCCCAGCATATTTCCACGTAGTAAAGTTGGGGTGCTCTATCCTTCGCCAATCATTTAACTGTTGCGGGCTTGCAAGTCCCCAGTCTTTAGCAAGTTTCAGTACCTGCTTATCAACTACTGCCTGCGTTACTTGGCGATGTGCAGTGTTCTGCGCACTTGTAGCGCCTTGTATTTGCAGTACCTTTCCAAGTGACCACCCATGCAATATTCCCTCAAGAGTTCTACCCTTAGCCCTTGCCGTTGTGGTTCCGAATTTCTTAAACAATCCACCCTTAGTAGATTCTTTCCCCCAGAGTCTTGCGGAGTAATTGTCTTTAGAGTTCCTTATAACCTCGTTATCTACCGCTATATCACCAAACTGTTTATTCTCTGCTATGATATTATCTGCCAATGTCTTTATTTCTGGCGGAAGATTTTGTGCTTGGTCTACCATCTTCTTTTGAGTGTCACTAAGTTTACTGTAGTATTTAAGCTGACTTGGGTTATCTTTTAGATCAATGTAGACCTGCATTGCCATGTCCCATCCCTTAGCAACAGGCCCAAACTTCTTTGTTCCAGATACTCTCTTTAGTTCTTCTTGATGGTTCTGCGTTGCAACATTAGTTGCCATTTCCTTGTCGTCTCGCTCTGCATAGAAAGTGTCTAGTAATGCGGATGTATCCTTTGAGTCAGATGTTAATCTTATTGGTGCAGTCTTCGCCTCTAATGGCATATTCTTTTGAACTTCTGGCTCAACCGTTGGTGTTACTTCTTGACCACTTGGTTCTGCTTGCGCAACATTTAGAGACTGCTTTGAGTGAATCTTAACTGGAATAGCGGCAGTATCTTCTCCAGCACGGCTGACTAA